GTAGAGGTCGTTCCAACAAGAAACCGGCACTTAGGGTCGGACTGAAATTTACGTATATTATCTTGTCTTTCATCTTGTGGAGTTAATCCATAATAATCAACCACGGATCCTGGACCATATTCTTTTACAATACTTTCTATTATATTTGTAATATCTCTTTGATAGTTAGCCCAAATAATAGCTTTGCCTTCAGTTTCTTCTAATACATTCATTAATTCTGTAATTCTATTGTTAGGTATTAATTGTGTAGACCCATCATCAGCTGTAAAATGTCCACAAGTTATTTGATGTAATCTCATAAGTTGAGTTAGTACAGTTACGGTTGTAGTAACTTTTCCATTTAACATAGCGAGCGCGTGTTTTTTCATTTGATCGTAAGCTTTTCTTTGTTCACCTGTAAGAACAATATGTCTTTTAGTCCAGTTTTTAGGCGGTAGGTCTAGACAATCTTCTTTTAATACCCTGTAAGAAAAAGGTTGTAATGATTCAGATAATTCACCTAGATGTCTAAATTCTTTTACAACTTGTATGGATCGTCCTCTAACATTCATTGTTGTCATTTCAGCATATCTATTTCTAAAAGCATAATAAGATGAAAAATCTAATAAGAATGGATCTAAAAATTCACATTGAGTATACAAGTCTAAAGGGTTTTTAGTAACAGGAGAACCTGTCATTATTCTTCTGTACTTTGCATGCTTACCAAGTCCTATAATATTTTTAGTTCTTTTAGCTGTAGGTGTTTTAATTGTTGTAGACTCATCAATAGCCATTAATACTTTATGTGAATTTAAAAATTTACTTGCAAACTTAACACCTTTTTCTGTACTAAATGCTTCAACATTCATAACTAAAATATGTAGAGCTGTTTCTATTTCAAACAAAGATTCTAATTTTTCTTGTTGTTTTTTTGTAATATTTGATTGCCACAATACCGTCACATTCTCTATGTGATTTGGTAAGTGAGTAGGAAGTTCTTGTTCATACCAAGTTTTTATAACACCTTTAGGTGCAATAATAAGAGCACCATCTATTTTACCTTTGTCATACAACATGGCCATGTTGTCAATTAATACTTTTGTTTTACCTGTACCCATCTCCATAAAGTACGCATACGTTTCTTTATTCCATGACTTTTCTAAAGCAGTCATTTGATGCTTATACGGCTTTGTCTTAAATTTATAATTCATCTTTCTATTGACTTCTATATAAAGGATGTTATATGATTTGTCAATGTCAGAAAGTAATAGTTATGAGAAAATAAAAAATAATTATACGTCAACCGTATATGTTATTCAAGAAATTGCTGGTACCAGAGCAGGTGCACCAAAAATAAATATTATGGGTGCTTCTAATTATGGTCAATTTAAATTTGTATTACCAGAGTTTTCTCAAATGATACATTCTCCAGGTCCATTAATTTTTACATTAAGAAAAAAATTAAAAGATTATAAACCAAGAGATTATTTACTACTTACAGGCGATCCTGCAATTATAGGTGTTGCATGTTCTATTGTATCTGATATTACCCACGGCAAATTTAAATTATTAAAGTGGGACAAACAAGAAAGAAAATACTACCCAATAGAAATAAACTTATATGAAAGAGGAGAAATAGATGACAATTGATTTTGAGAAAGACCAACAAGATGCAATGAGTAAAACTGAAAACATACAATCACTTGCAGACCAAGTATCTATGTTAGAGGGTTTACATACTAGAATAGAGGCTAGTGAAAATAATTTAAAAGATTTAAAAAAAGAATACCAACGTGTATCAGGTGAGGTGATACCTACTATGATGTCCGAAATGGGTTTAGCAGAATTAAAACTTCAAGATGGTTCACATCTTAAAGTTTCAACGTCGTATCGTGCTACTATTACAGAAGCAAATAAAGAAGCGGCGTTTAACTGGCTTCGTGAAAATGGCTTAGGCGATATAATCAAAAACGAGATACTCGTATCGTTTGGTCGTAACGAAGATAACAAGGCGGCTGATTATGCCGAACTTGCAAAAGGTCAAGGGTTCCAACCGACACAAAAGATGAAGGTAGAACCCATGACTTTGAAAGCGTTAGTCCGTGAGCGTATTGAGGCAGGAAAAGAAATGCCAACGGAAATCTTTGGGGTTTTCTCAGAGAATAAGACAACAATAAAAAGGAACAAATAAACATGAACCAAGTAACAACAAAAAAAGAAGGAGCATTAGCAGTCAACTTATTTGAAGCTGATGCAAATCAAGGTACCCAAAATATATCGCAAGAAGATCTTGCGTTGCCTTTCTTAAAAATTTTGGGCCAACTATCTCCAGAGGTAAACAAAAGAGATGGTAAATATGTCGAGGGCGCAGAGCCAGGCAAAATCATAAACACTGTAACCAATCAGTTGTTCGACACACTACAAGTCGTGCCAGTCTTTTACAAAAGACAATACATTGAATGGCAAGACAGAGGTACCAGCACTGGTGCACCTGTTGCAATTCACGAGGCAGACAGTGATATAGTAAGTCAAACCACAAGAGGTAAAGACTATAAAGACAGATTACCAAACGGTAATTATCTTGAGAATACTGCAAGTCACTTTGTATTAACTGTTGGTGATAATCCATCTACAGCTTTGATTTCTATGAAATCTACTCAACTTAAAGTTAGTAGAAAATGGAACTCAATGATGATGGGTATCAAAATGCAGGGGAAAAATGGTTTGTTTACTCCGCCAACTTACAGCCACATTTATAATCTATCTACCGTTCAGATGTCTAACGACAAAGGAACATGGTTTGGTTGGGATGTAGCAAAGGTAGGACCAGTTGAAGACAAGAATGTCTATGACATGGCAAAAGCTTTTGCAGAATCTGTAGGTAAAGGTGAGGTTCAAACAAAACATGAGAATCAAGAAGTAAAAAAAGCTTCATTAGATTTATAATATCCTAGGTAGTGGGCGTCTAAGCGAGAGTGGAAACGCCCACTTATAATATATGATTGAGAAATTTATAAATATATTTGAAGGATTAGAACGAGCTTACGGTCAATTTAAAAAGAATGATAAAAAACTTTCTGTAAAAGTTGAAGGTAGACCTTGGATCGAACATAAACCTATAAGTAAACAACTTTGGGAAAATCATCTCAATGGTGTTGGTAACAGACTAGGTATCTTTCCGTTAAAAGATGATGGCACTTGTAAATGGGGTGCAATAGATATTGATGTAAATAATTACGACTACGAAGGTTTATTACAAAAGATTAGAAAACTTAAGCTGCCATTAATAATGTTTAGATCAAAAAGTGGTAGAGCACATGTGTACATGTTTATGAAACAGTTTACGAGTGCAGAAGAAGTACAATTAGTTATGAAAAAATTTGCAGGTAAGCTTGGTCTTGCAAACATTTTAGATAGAGTTTATCCAATGCAAACATCACTAGCAGATAAAAAAGATGGTTCCTGGCTCAACATGCCTTACTTTCATCATGAAGAAGGAAGCACTTACGCATATACAGATGACTTTGAAGACGCATCAATCGATCAATTTTTTGAAATGTATGACCAGTATGCACAAACAGATTTAATAGATTACCTACAAGAAGAAGTTCAAGAGACTGTAAAGAAAGTAAAAAAACCAAAAGAAAAAACATTAGAAGATTTCTTTTTACCGTGCACAAAAAATTGTTTAAAATTAAATGACGGTAAGATTCCAAACGAAAATAGAAACGATTATCTTTTACACATGTATACCTGGTCTATGCGAGCTATAGAAAAAGGTGTCAATAAAATAGAAGCATACAGTAAGATGGATGCAAAGACTTTACTAAAACACTTTAACCAAGAGTACATGGCAAGGCCGTTAGAAGAGAAAGAAATAGATAACACGGTATTAAAATCAACTGACAGAGAATATAAATATTTATGTAAACGACAGCAGATAAAAAAACATTGTGATTCTTCTGCATGTGTCAGACACCTGTGTGGAATAAGTCCAGAACAAGCTGCAGATTTAGTTGAAGCAGAACAAGCTGTTGGGGATATTACAGAGTACACAAGTAAACCTCCTATCTTTTATGAATCTGTTGATGTAAAAAATAGAACAGGCGATGGTTACATTAGAATAAAAGTTCCTATGCAAGGATCTGATATAATAGACAAACAAAAATGGGTAAACATATTAGCTAATGCAGGAAACTTCCCGCATCCAGCAGTATTAAAAATGAAACCAGGAGATTTCCATGTCTTTCAATATGCAAGATTAGAAAAAAGAGTCTATGAAGAAGCAGACGAAGAAGCGAGTGATGATAACGAATTTAAGATAATGGTTTATTCTTTTATTAGAAAAGCTACAGTTTCTTTTGGTCAAGATGCATTATTAGATGGAGGATGTTATGTAGATCAAAAAACTCACGACCTGCATTTTAAATTAAATAGATTAGTAGAATATTTTAGATCTCAAAAAGATAACACATCAGTAAAAAAAATATGTTTTAATCTTAAGCATATTATGAAAGCTAAAAAATTAAATGGAAAGGTATACAACGACGTAACTAAAAAAGAAGTGTCATGTCCAACATGGCATTTTATTTCTGACACCGAACAATACTCAGTATTAGGAGACGATACAAAAAAAATAGAACATGAAAAAAATTAGAATAGCAGGACCGCCAGGTACAGGTAAGACAACTAAGTTAGTTGAAATATACTATAAGCATTTAGTAGAAAACTACTCTCCAACAGATATGATTGTTATATCTCACACAAATACAGCAGCAGATCATATTAGAGATAAAATATATAAGGATGAAAGTATTGATGACTTTCAAAAGAAAACAGGTCATGAGATCTTTCATTTAGTAAAACAGTCAAAAGCATCTTTGGAAGAGAACGTAACTACAGTTCATAAGTTCTGTAAGAATCGTGTAAAAGGAAAAGCTTTTTTAATTGAAGACTACGATATTTTAAAAACTTTGTATCCAATGTTTGATAAATATACATCAAACAAAAAATTTAACAGCATACAAGGTTTGTTTGCAATACATCCTTTTTTTAGATTTATAAGTTTTGCAAAAGATAATGGGCAACAAGTATTAGATTATTACAGAAGTTTAACATTTGAAGAAAAAGAGGACTATCAATATACCGCTGAAGAACTAATTAAAATGCAAGAACACTACATTAAATTTAAAAACAATGAAAAAATTAATGGAAGAACTACAAAAATAATTGACTTTCAAGATATGGTAGAAGATTTTTATAATAACAGAGAAGAGTCAAAAAAATTATGCAAAGATATAAAAATATTAATAGTTGATGAAGCACAAGATTCTAGTGTCATACAAAGAAAAGCTGAAGAGGTAATGTCAGAAAACGTAGATTATTTTTACAAAGCAGGAGATCCAGACCAGGCTATATTTGAGTTTGCAGGAGCCGATCCTGATTCGTTTCACAGAGAGTTTGCAGATCCGGAGATAGAACTAAAACAAGGTTATAGATGTCCTAGAGTTATTAATGAGTATTGTAAAAAAATTATTCAAGATATTTGGAACACATATGAATACGAAAGAGTTTGGAAACCAAGAGAAGAGAACGGTCAAATTGTAGAAGGTGAAATATTTAATTTATCTAGTTTGACGCAAGACCCTTTTGCGTCTGAACTTAAAAATAGAATACAAAATACCACTGAAAATTTTATATTTACATACAGAGGTGGAGAACCTAGAGAGATGATAAACTATTTAATGGAGATAGGTATGCCAGTTGCAATACCTAACAAAGAAAAAAGTAAATTTAAATTTAAGTATCCGACTAATGAAGTAAAAAATCAAAGAGAGTTTTTAAGTTTTTCAAAGGGTGAATACAAATCTTTAACTAAGATTAAAGCAATGTTTAAAGGTATGCATCCACAGTATCAGTTAAAAACAATTGAACAGTTAGAAGCTGCAGACAGTGGTAGCTACGATATTAAGTGGTTAGTCGACAAAGGGTTTGTCGTCCCTGGTGTAAAAAATATAGATGATTTTCAAAAGATTAGTAAAGTTTTAACAATTCAAATGAAAAATTATATTAGAGAAATAGTCAACAACAATAGAGATTTAGAAAAGAAAAGAGTGTTTTTAGAAAACATACATACAATTAAAGGTAAAGAATTTGATAACGTAGTATTTGATTTTAAATTAACAAGACAAGAAAATCCGTTTTCAAAAAAGAGAATGAAGTTTGTTGCATGTTCACGTGCAAGAAAAACTTTATGGTTATTAAAAAGTACAACTAACTTAACATTTGCAGGAAAGGAAGATATGTAATGAGTAAAGTATGGGACAAGCAGCATGGCGGGAGTCACTATCAAAAGTATAAAATTCAACCTAGTAAGTTTGTAGTAGAGAATGAATTGCTATATCCAGAAGGATGTGCTATAAAATACATCATAAGACATAGGGACAAAGGTAAGAAACAAGATTTGTTGAAAGCAATACATTTTATAGAAATGATTATGGAGAGAGATTATAAATGATACCGGAGTTGACGGACTTAGACATAAAAGATGGAGATGTCGTTGCTGTCGACTTAGAGACACACGATCCAGACCTCAAGACTCACGGATCAGGGGCCATCGTAGGTAAAGGCAAAGTGTGTGGTATTGCTGTTGCTTATAGAGATGAGAAATATTACTTTCCAATCGCTCACTTATACTCAGGACAAAACTTAGGAAAGAACACAACTTGGAAAGTTTTAAATAAAAAAATATTTCAAAACGAAAAAGTTACAAAAGTATTTCACAATGCAATGTATGACGTTTGTTGGATACGTGCAGCTACTGGCATGATGTTAAAAGGACCTGTCTATGACACTATGATTGCAGCCTCTATAATTGATGAGAACAGACAAAAATATAGTTTAGATTCTCTAGCAAAAGATTATTTAAATGATAACAAATACAAATATGATTTAACAGACAAAGCAAAAGAACTGCATGGCATATCTGATCCTATGACTAATATGCACAAACTACCTTATGATTTAGTTGCAGATTACGCAGAGCAAGATGTATTACTCACATTGAAACTTTGGAATAAATTTGAAAAAATAATTAAAACTCCAATAGGTACAGAATCAAAAAGTAAAAAAACTTTAGAAAACATATTTGACATAGAAACAAGATTGTTTCCGTGTCTTGTTGAAATGAGATTCTTAGGAGTAAGAGTTGATGAAGAGAAAGCAAAAACATTTGGCGATACTCTTAAAAAAGAACAGGCTGAGATATTAAAAACAATTAAAAAAGAAACTAATCTTGATGTTGACATTTGGGCTGCTGATTCTATTCAACCTTTATTGGACCACCAAAAGATTACAGATTATAAAATTACACCTAAAACAGGACGCGCTAGTATAACAAAATTATATTTAGAATCACATACAAATAAATATTTAAAAATGATTGCAAAAGCCAGACAGTTAGATAAACTATTCAACACTTTTGTAACCGGTATTTTAAAATTTATACATAAAGGTAGAATACACGCAGACATAAATCAAATAAGATCAGACCAAGGCGGTACAGTCACTGGTAGATTTTCTATGCGTAATCCTAACCTACAACAGATTCCGGCACGAAGTGAATTAGGTAGTAAGATAAGAGAATTGTTTTTACCAGAAGAAGGACACAAGTGGGGATCATTTGACTACTCACAACAAGAGCCCAGACTGGTTGTACACTACGCTTTGAAGAATGGCTTTCATGGAGCCGAAGAAATGGCCGAAGAGTACAATGAGGACCCCAGCACCGATTTTCACAAAATCGTAGCCAGAATGGCTAAAATCACGAGGAAACAGGCAAAAACGATCAACCTAGGCTTATTCTATGGTATGGGAAAGAATAAATTAGCTCGATCTTTAGAATTAGAAAGTGATGAAGCAAAAGAATTATTTGAAAAATATCATAGTCAGGTACCCTTTGTAAGAAAGCTGTCACAAGGACTACAAGATTTTGCAGAAAAAAATAAAAATATCTACACATTAGAAGATAGGTTTTGCAGATTTGATAAATGGGAACCTATTAACAAAGAATGGAATGCAGAAAAAGGTGTATTTGAAATAAGTGAGTATAAAGAAGTTGATGGCGTAAAACAAATAGTTAAATCACCCGTGCCTATTCTAAAAAAAGAAGAAGCAGAAAACAGATATCTTGCAGAGCTTTCTAAAAACTCTCAACCAGGAGATCCTAATCTTGAATATTTTGATAAACACTACAGACCAGCGTTTACATACAAAGCTTTGAATAGATTAATACAAGGGTCCGCAGCAGATATGACAAAAAAGGCAATGGTTAAATTATACGAAGCAGGTATCATACCACACATACAAATTCATGATGAACTTTGTTTTTCAATACAGAATGAAGACCAAGCTGTTAAAATAAAAAACATTATGGAGACCGCAATTAAATTAGAAGTACCAAACAAGGTGGACTATGAATCTGGACCAAATTGGGGTACAATTAAATGAGGATAAATTATGGCTTATTTAAACGCAAACATACCACCAACTTATGCACAAATAAGAAAGGAGTATTTGTATGATCTTAAAAAAGGTCACGGAGAAGTTAGTGACTGTATTATCTTTGGTCTTAGCGCTATTACAGGTCGTGCTATATTATTTCACGCTATTATGGAAAATGGTGCAATATTTTATCGCTTACCAATTAGCGCGTTTATTCAAACGGGATTTGAGGCATCCGGAGTGCCCACAAGACGACTTGATGAATTACAGCTCTGGAATTGTTTTTCTTATTATCCTTCTGTTCATCGTTGGGACATACTAGACGGACAAGCTGGCAAATACATAGGCAAAGATAAAAAATGGCATGCAGGTAAATATTTATTTACTGTTGACTTTGCACATCCTGAAAGTAATATACTTGACACTGATCATTCAGAGATACCGCACGAACACAAGTGCGCTCACATAATTGCCTTAGATGATGGTAATTTTGCAGCACAACCAAACAATAGATGTATATGGGACATACCTTCTTTTACTGTAAAAGATGATATTCCTGATTGGAAAGTGCAGACATCTGAATGGAACGTAGAGGATAGTAGAGCATGGCGGACAGAAGATACCGACAAGTTTTTCTATGAAATAGAGGAGAAAAAAAATGATTGATAAAATAAAAAATGTGTGGACAAACCACAAAGTATGTACGATTGCTATTGCAGTTTTAGTAGTAATAGTAATTATTAAGTAATGAATTCAGGAGATAGCCAGGATGGATTACAGATTTACAGCAGTGCTGATAATTTTGTTGTGTTTACTGGCTATTTTCGTTCGCCCATCATCTCACTCATCATTGAAAATAGATAAAAAAGACTATATAGTTCCGCTACCAAAACCAAAAATAAATGAATAAAAAACCTTTAAATATAAGCGAAGAAGCAGCTGTGCAGATGCCGATGAAAACGGTTGCCTCTCTGATTTTACTCGTCGCGGCCGGCGTGTTCGCATACACGGAGCTTACGGCGAGGTTAGTATCGTTAGAGACATCACGTGAGCTATTTGAAAATGATTTGCTCAAGAAGTCCGAACAGATACCCACGGACCAGGAACAACATTTTTTGCTCGAAGATCTATATAAATCTGTAGAGCAGATTGAAACAAGAATTGAAGACATGATGCACAACAAAGTAAACATACAGTTTATACAACAACAAACTGAAAAACTTCTAGAAGATGTAGAAGAATTAAAAGACAAGGTAAGAGCAAATGGCAACGGGACGAATCACTAAAAAAGTTTTAGACTACATAGCTCACATAAACAAAGAAGCTAAACAAATGAGTTATGTTAAAAATTTAAAAAAAGAAGTTGAAACTGGCAAGCATGGTACACAAAAATATGTTATCAAACAAGGTGAAAACAAAGGTAAAATAGTATGACAGAGTTAGTGGTAGCCCTACTTATGATTGTACAGGGAGAGATCAAGGAAGCACGTATACAACCTTCTATGTCTGAATGTTTGAAAGGTAAGAGAGTTGCAAAACGTGGTTTAAAAATTGATGGACATGTCAAGTATCAGTGTATAAAATCTATGGCGGAATTAGAGTCAAATATTGATGGATCTTTATCTATAAAGAAGTTAATATTAGAGTAATGAAAATTACAGCAGAAATCGTAAATGGTAAATGTCCAACGTGTGATGAGTTTACAATGTTAGTTGGACTTACAAAAGAAATGTATAGATGTATGAATTGTGGTGCAGATCTACAACAACATATAAATGGAAAGATAACTTACTTACCACACATAACTAAACCTGCAGATATGGATGTATTTGTAAAAGAATGGGCAGATGGCAAAGAAATCTAAATACGGGTTATCTACAGCCCCTCGTAATAAACCTAAAAAAAGACCTGGACGTCACAAAAAGTCAAGAAATAAACACGAAAAACGTCAACAAAAAAAACAAAGAAAAGGTTGACATAATCATATAAAATCCTACATTGTAGATATGAAAGAAAAAATAATAACAATAAAAGTAGATGGTGCAGCACAAGGCCAATGGTCTAGTCTGTTGTTAGAACTTAACTTAATGAAACGAGCATGGAAATCTTATGGTGTTGACATAAATATGAAAGCACCTGGATTAAAAAATGTTTTGAATCACGGAACAAAGGTACATGATGGATCTAATAATACTAAACGACGGACTGTATCAACTAATACCCATAACAGATAAACTGTTAGAAGGTATAGAGTTGGTAACTAAAGTCGATTGCTTTGAGTTGTGTGACATACTCAGACTTAAACTAACCGGCTATGTAGATACACTAAACCTACACATTATGAATGATGGTAGTGGATCTATGATTGGCTGTATGTGTAGATAGACCTACCCTAAAGAGGGAAAAAATAAGGGTAGGTAATGGTGAGAAATTACTCTCGCCATATCATTTTTTAGCCACAATGTCAAATGCTAGGTTTCTCCGGTGTACAATAGAACTTAACAAACATATTATATTGATTAACATCCACTCTGCCTATTTCTTTCATCTTTTTCAATGATTCTTCATAGCCAAACATCAAACAATCGTATTGTGTATTAAATCTTGTCGGCCATTCATATGGCTCCAGGCAAGTACCTGCAACTTGTGAACAAATTAATAAAGTTAACAATATTTTCATTGACAATCCTATAATATCACCTATATATGGGTTATTAAATATGAAAGGAAACGCATGACAGACATGAGTAAATACAAAAATGTTTCTCTAACAAAAGAAACATACGCTACTTTAGATAAGTTATCAAAGGTATTATTGCCCGATGCTAAATTATCTATAGCAAAAACGATTGAATCAATAGCAAATGAGAAAGCGAAAAAGTTAAATGGCAAAATTAAAAAAAGCTAAAGTTACAGTAACAATTTGTCCAACCTGTAAAGGTAATGGATATCTAAAAGTTGCAACAGAGGGTAAAGATACAGTACACCAATGTTGGGATTGTGATTCGGAGGGTGAGTTCTATGAGACAACTGATATGGGTTGGATTGATGATGGTACTTCTGACAGCCTGCACTAAAGATTTAAAGTTTGATGGGTTTGACCCAACAACATCAATAGTGAAGTGGGTATTTACAGGAGATAAAAAATGATAGGTTTATTTTTTATGGGTATTGTCGTTTCAATTATTGTTATGGCTGTGCTGATACATGTAAGGAAATATGATGCTAAATAAAATTAAATATAGAAAAGGACGAGCTCCAGGTGTAAAAAAATGCTACGCGCTAAACACCTCTGGAGGTTACATATGTGAGACCTTTACGGCAACTTGCAGTATTCGAGCCTTTGCTCTCTTGGGAGTACGTGCACAGAAACCAGGAGAGTTGAAATGATTCCAGATACAGACAAAGCATACATCGCAGGATTATTTGATGGTGAAGGTAGTATCTATTTTGCTAAACGTCCTGAAAAGAAAAAGAAACACAACGGTGAAGGTTATCGAACTTCTATCTCACAACGTATTAGTATGGAGATAACGATGACTGATCAATCTGTGATTCGTTGGGTCCAC